CAAAAAGGCGACAGAGTAGGAAAGGGTAAAGACCCAGAGAAGGAGAAGGCAATGAAACGAGCCTGGCTTCTGCATGTTCACAGAAACAAACATCATTGGAATTGGTGGGTAGTTGTAGATGGGAAAGACAAGGTTCAGGCGCTTGATATGCCGGAGAGATACATAGTTGAGATGGTGTGCGATTGGGAAGGAGCTGCAAAGGCAATTAGAGGAAAGACAGCTTCTGCAAAGGAATGGTATAAAAGGGTAAAATCATTGTTGCTTTTGAGCGAGAAGACAAGAAAAAGGGTGGAGGAATTGTTGAATACTTAATATATAGGTAAATGATTGAACAGAAGAATTATTCATTGATTGAACGAAAATAATTTAATTTTTTTGTAACTTATTGATAAACAAGGGGTTATCGCCCCTTGTTTTTTTTTATAACCTGTTGACTTTTTTAAAGGGGTATGGTAGATTATATTTAAGAGAGAGAGAGAAAATGAAGAGAGAGAAATGGAGAGAGAGAAATGGAGAGAGAAAAAAAGAAGGATAAGAAAAAAACCGGAGGTGCGAAATGGCTCATAACTTAAATTTCAAAAATGGAAAGGCGAGTATGTTCTATTATGGAGAGAAGCCATGGCATGGGTTAGGAACGGAACTTTCTCACCCTGCGACGGCGGCTGAGGCGATTAAAGCGGCGCAGTTAGATTATATTGTAGAAACAAAATCTATTTATCTTGAGAACGGCAAAGAGATTGGCATTGCCAAGGCAACAGTCAGGGAAGACACAGGCGAGGTATTAGGAGTGGTTGGCAATCAGTATCGGGTAATTCAGAATGTAGAAGCGTTTAATTTTTTTGATGTTCTGGTTGGAGAAGGCCAGGCGATATATCATACAGCAGGAGCGTTGGGTAAAGGCGAGAGAGTGTGGATATTAGCAAAACTTCCTCAGAATATTGTGATACAGCGGGAAGATGTAGTTGAGAAGTATCTGGTGCTTACGAACAGCCACGATGGGACAAGCGCGTTGAGAGTGTATTTTACGCCGATTAGAGTTGTTTGCCAAAATACTCTTATTATGAGTTTGCAGTGCAGGGCAGAAAGTATTGTTATAAGACATAGCGGCGATATTATGAGCAAGATTAAGGAAGCAAGAAGGGTTCTTGGCATTGCGATTGATTATTATGCTCAATTTGAGCAGATAGCTAATCAGCTTGTTGATGTTAAATTAAATAAAGCAAAAGCAGAAGATTATTTTGAGCGGGTTTTGTTAGGAGAAGAAAAGAAAAAGGAAGAAACTACAAGGGCAAAAAATATAAAGAATGATTTGCTTGCGTTGTTTGACCATGGCAGGGGAAATGATTTATCGGGAATAAGGCATACTCTGTGGTCAGCCTACAACTCAGTTGTTGAGTATGTTGATTATTACAAGACAGTAAAGGGAGAAAAAGAAGATAAAAGCAACAGGTTAAAATCAATCTGGTTTGGCGCAGGGGCAAGGCAGAAAGCAAAGGCGTTAGAGGTTGCGTTAGCAATGACAAAGTAAGGAAGGGGTTATGGAGATAAAGAGAAAGATTGAGTTGATAGTTGAGCGATTAAACAGAGTTAAAGATAAACCAATTGACTTGAAGCTGGCTGGCTATCTGTATTGGCTGGCCAGCGATTTGCAAGAGGTTGCAGATGAAGTTGTCAGGCAAGCGCCTGGCTGGGAGAAGGAGGGCAAAGATGGGGAAAACCATTAAAATCCCAGTGCAGTTGGTAGTAACCGTAGAAAGCGAAGATCATCTTAAAAAAATCACTAAAGTATTAGTGGAGATAGGACATCATGTTTATCTGGAGTTGGAAAAGAAAACGATTCCAGAAGAGCTTTGGAAAGAGATTTGGAGGCAAATTCAGAACAAGAGCGAGAAATGAGAAGGGCGGATATATACAGAAGTTATCTTTTAGGGATATTATCAAGTTTCGGGAGAATAAAAAGTTTTTGATGTTGGTTTAAAGGGAAGGAAAAGCATGATTGAGCTGGAAAAGTTAACGGACAAAGATGTCGGCAAATGGGTTCGCTTCAGGAAATACGATTGGAAAGGAAATGTTATTCAGGAAGAGTTTGGAAGAGGACTGGAGTGGATGAGGTGTATAAGGAGGGGATATGGATATATTAGATGTTATAGCGTGTATAATTGGATGGGCTGTGTTGTGTATTCTATTGTATTTCTGCCTATTAGGGATAACTACTTTTATTATAACCAGTAAACCATTTGATATGATTAGGAAGAAGTTGAGGGTGAGTGAGAAGAAACAACAATTCGGAGGGTAATAATGGTTAAAGAGCTGGAATAAAAGGTTTGTGTTTGTTGTGTATGAAAGGCCGGGAAGAGATATGAATCTTTTTGAGCATTATACAGGAGTAGCAACGAATCCAGAAGATTTAGAGTTTGCGTAGGGAGGTTAAAAATGAAGAAAAGAAAAGAAAAACAACATACTAATCACAAAGATTTAGTTTGTCCTAATTGCAGAACTACTGGCCAGGTAAGGACGCGCATTCGCACGGGAGAGAGGGTTTGTTATCGGTGCGGGTATGTTTGGAAAGAAGAGAATAAGTAAGGCGTGTGTTTGTGTGTGGGGTTGTTGGTATGAAGACGTTTATTCGCAAAGATTATAAGTTTTGGGTTTGCAAGTATAGGGGCAGAAAGGCCTCAATCGTTTATCCCTGCCTGGTGTCGCTTAAACGGCACGGAGAACTTCAGTATATTGTCAATTTTAACGGCAAGCCTTATTGCGTAAATAAAGATAAGTTTGGAAGACACAGGCTTGATTTTCCTGCCTTGAAGGAGTTTGAGAAATTCAACCTTCCTAAAGGAATTTATCTTGGCGAATTGTATTATGGAGAAGGAAAAACGGATGAAGATTTTTACACTTTTTTAAGCAGGAAAACTTCAGATGAGCTGCGGCTTGATGTTTTTGGAGTGTATCAGTTAGGAAAAAGAACAGGGATAATGACAGAGGAGACAGTAAGGGTTTTGTTAAAAATCAAGAATGGAAAGCATTGCAGGAAAGCAAAGTTCTGGCTGGTAAGGAACGAGAAAGAGTTAAAGAAGCTGATAGATAAATGGATAATCAAAGAGGGATATGAAGGCCTGGTGGTCAGGAACATGAAGGCCTGGTGGCTGCCAAGGGCAAGTTACAATTGGGTTAAGATTAAAAAGAAGAGCAGAGAGCAAAATTATAAGAACGGTAAATATGGGTGGTGGTTATGATAAAGAGAGGTTGGCAAGACGGAGGAAAAAGGCAAGCTTAAGGCACTGGGCTTGACGAGGAGGTGAAAAGATGGGGTTTGATATTTACGGCAATAAACCTAAAAGCGAGAAGGGAGAGTATTTTCGCTCTAATGTATGGTATTGGCGGCCGTTATGGGATTATATCTTCAGGGTCTGCAGCGACGTTATTACTGAAGAGGATTATAAGAAAGGGCATTACAACGACGGGCATTTAATTGATGCAAGAAAAGCAAAAAGAATAGCAAAACGTCTTCGGTTTCTTTTGGACGAGGGAGAAGTGAAAAGATGGGAAAGGGTTTATAAGAGAAGGCTTAAATCCTTGCCGGATGTAAAATGCGATGCTTGCAATGGAACGGGCAAAAAATGCAATAAATGTCAAGGAAAAGGAAAAGTAAGGCCTTATGAAACTTTCTACCCTTTTGAAGAAAATGTCGTCAGGGAATTTTGCGAGTTTGTTGAAGATAGTGGTGGTTTCAGGATCTATTAAAAAGAAAGGAGGGAATGATGTCAACAAGAAGCTGTTTAGCGTATAAGAAAGGGAAAGGATGGAAAGGAGTTTATTGCCATTGGGGCGGCTATCCGACTAACCGAGGACAGCAGATATGGGAAATCATTATGCAGAAATTTTTGTTGAACAAGGGAAGGTTTGGAGTAACGAACGAAGCAAGTAGGGAACAAAAATTACAGGCTTTTGTAGATATTTACATCAAAGGGCACCCTGGCGGGTGGAGCGTGTTTCCAGAGCAGTGTTATTGCCATGACCCAGATTTTGTTATGAGAGATGGGTTAAGAGAAAGCATCCTTACCAATAAAACTGCAAATGCGCTTTTTATTGAGTGGGTATATGTCATTGATATAAAGAAAGGAAAGTTAATTATTTATGCTTCAGGCAAGGATAAAAGCGAAAAGGATAAATACAAACATTATAAGGTTACGGAAATAGAGTTGAACCCTGATTCTCCGGAGCCAGATTGGAAGGAAATAGAAAGAATGGGAATGGAAATTGTTTTGGAAAAGGAGGTGAACCTGTGAGAAAGAAAGAGGAATATGCAAAAAGATTATTTTATAGTCGGCGAGGCCAATACATAATTGGACAGGCGCTTAGCATTGCTATCAGAACAATGAAACTTGCAAAAAGGCCTGAATCTTCAAATATTGAGGATATGGAAGTTTTACTTGAGGAGTTGTTTCCTTTGGGGAAAGCGGTTGAGCAGTTCAGGTTTGATGGTGTCAAGCAAAAGATTATTGAAGTAATGGCTAATTTTGATGACATCTTAAAAGCAGTAGGCATAAGAAAGTTAAGGGACGAATATAAAGTCGGCAAATCGGTGAGGGCCATTCAAAAGGCTTTGAATCAGCTGCTTGAAGTTGTTGACGGGAGGTAATATGCAGAGGATAGAGCCGATTAAAGGTTATCCGCAAAACAGGTGGGAGATGGTTGAAAAAATCAATGAGGTAATAGAGGTTTTCAACAAAGTTCTTGATCCAAATGCGAAAGATATAATGCCTAAGGAAGGCAAAGAAAGGTTTAAGAGGTTAAAGAAACTGGCTGATAAGAAATTCTTCCCGGATTGGAAAGAGTTTAAAGTAAAGTTTAAGCGGTTAAGAGGAGAGGTCGGCGATTGGAAACCTCAAGAGAATTGCATTTATATCCACCCTGATTTGCCGGAAAAAAATAAGATTGGGGTTTTGGTGCATGAGTTTGTTGAGATGGTTGTTGCAGGAGCGCTGGGAATAGAAGAGAGCAAGTGGAATAGAAACAAGAACAAGTTGCATAAGGCTATTCATAAGTTAGCGGATAAGGTTGAAAGAGAGGTAATGGCTTTTCTTGGCGTTGATTGGGCAAAGCATCAGGATGTCTTGAGGAAGAAAATATGGTAAACGGATGGAAAACAATAAAATGGTTTATAGGGCAAGGCAAGGCTATTGAAGGCCAGATACTTAAGGATTGTGGAAGTTTTGTATATGGAGTAGAAAGAGCGAAAGAAGAGTTTAAAGTATATTTGGTAGCAAAAGAAAGGGTGATTGTTATGGAGTGTAATTATTGCAGATTGCAAAGGATTAAAAGAGAGGCTAAAGGCAAAGCGAGAGTATATGTTGTGCCAAGTGTGAGGTATCCGGGTTATGATATTTTTGTTGTCCCTCATGGCGAAAAACTTGATAAAAGGACGCCGGATGAAGGAGGAAAACACTGGAAATGCTGGTTTATGGGACTGCCAGAACGGTGCGTGTGCGATGAATAAATAAAACATAAAAGAAAAGGAGGAAGAGTGCCTTTAAAGGAAAGGGAGTTAACGTGGGATGAGTTAGCCTACTATTATGATAAATACCACAAAGGAGGAAGGCCAGCAAGAACTTTGCCAATGGAGGATGTTTGGGATTGGGCTGCTAGCCGAAAAGATTTGTTTTATGTAAACAAAGACAAGTGTATTTGTTTAAAGGAGGTGTAAAGAATGAATAGAAAAAAACAAAAACAAATGACCCCGCCTGAAAAGTTTATTCTGGAAGCAGCCAGGCGCGAGGGGTCAGTAACAAATTGGGGGTGGAACGAAAATTTTCTTGATTTTTGGGATAAGTTTTATTTTTTAGAACCGAAAGAAAGTGTTGTTAAACAGAAGTTTAGATATTATGCCAATAAGTTAGTTAAGAAAGGGTATTTAGAGAAGGCAGTAAGGATGGGTTTAGGCCCAGGTGGTTATTCAGAATTCGGAGTCAGGACGCAGACTACCTGGCTTTTGAATAAGGAGACAAGATGAGGAGGTGATGTCGATAATGGGGAACATTGATATGGTGGAGGAATTCGCAAGAGACAGGAGAAAAGGAGAAAGGATTTGTTGCTGGAAAGGCTGTGGAACGATACTTTCACGATACAACAAAAATAGATTTTGCATGACGCATTTGCGGAAGATAAGGTTAATGCAGGACAAAGAAAGGGAAAAGGCGTTGAAGGAAAATGACCTTCAATTATTGAAAGCGAAGAAGAAGAAAAAGGGGAAAGAGAAGAGAAAAATGGTTGCCCACAGACTTGAAGGAATAGCAAAGACAAAAGAGGTGTTTTTAGATGGGGAAAAATTAAATCCTGAAGAAAGCCAGAAGATAAGAAACCATAGCCCTGATGGGTTCAATTGGGGTTATGGCGGCAGCGGTCCTGCGCAGCTGGCGTTAGCGGTAATGTTAAAGTTGACTGGCAAGGCTGACGGTTATCAGGAGTTTAAGTGGGATGTAATAGCAAAGTTGCCAGCAGGAGAGGATTTTGAAATTGAGTTTAAGTTGTTGGACGGCGGAAGAGCATTGTTTATAGCGTAGAATTGCGCGGCAATGCCCAGTCCAGTTTTGTGATGTCAGGTGAAGTGAAGTTGTTTATTAAAACAAAAAGGAGGGGAAGGTGAGAGTAGAGGTTAAAATTAAAGGGATAACGCCATATATGCAGCATAGGTTTCCTATTGAAGATATGAGGGAAATCCTTGATAAAGTTAAGATTAAAGTTATTAAAACAAAAACTCCGCCGGTTATAAAAGCCCTTTATAAAGAAGGAGATAAAATTTACCTGCCAGCGGCGCATCTTGAAGGAGCAATTAAGGAAGCAAGCAAAAACTTCAAAGGAAGGGGCAGAAGCAGCTTGTATAAGGTCCTGTGCGGAATTTTGAGCGTTGAGCCGGAGAAGATATTCAACTTCAAGCCTCAGAAATGGGTTATTGATGAAAGGGTAGGCAATAACCCGAATACTGGCAAAGGGGGCAATAAAGTTATTATTGAAAGGCCTAAATTCGAGGATTGGGAAGCTGAGTTTGTAATAAGAGTGGATACAAGCGATATTTCTTCAGAAAAGCTTAGAGAAGTGGTGGAGTTTGCAGGCAATTATGTTGGAATAGGAAGTTACCGGCCTTCTAAAGGCGGCAAGTTTGGAAGGTTTAAAATTGTTAAATGGGAAGTATTAGAGAAATAAATTTTTGTGGCGGTGCGGTGTAGACTGAAGCGGAGTGAAGCATATTAGTAAAAGTAGTGTATGTCCAAATCCTTTCTGATATGGATGTAGAAATTGAGGCTCTGGAGAAAAAAAAGGATAAGTATAAAATGATAAAACAAGGTGCAATGCAGTTGCTTTTGACGGGGAAGGTAAGGTTGGTTTAAATTAAGAAGTGTTTACAATTTATTGACAATGTAAACGAAATAGGCTAAAATGTTTACATCTCTTGGAAAATTTATTAGTTATAATGCAAAGTCCTGTAGAGCAGAGTTATCCCCGGCGGTGTAAAGTGAAGTAAAGTTTTTTTACAACTTATTGAAACACAATGAGTTGTGAACGGCGCCCCCCTTATGCTCATAATTTAATTATATAATTCTGTATATATTACTGTATATAATAATGACTACTTCGTAAGTCTTTACTAACTAAACTATAACATAACTAAACTATAACATATATATATTATTAACCCACCCCACAGATTCTTATCTAACCTGTATAACTACACTAAGGAAAGATAAGAATCTGTGGCAACCGCACTGGCGTGCGGTTGCTATGATAGGGTTGTAATGCCTGAAAATTTGCCGGGAATAGTCTACCTACTGAGAGGATTATCTATTAGACGTTACGACTCTGTAAAACCTTCAGATATAACCTGTATAACTACACTAAGGAATCCCCCCGATAGGAAGTTTTTTCGCTGGCGAGTTGCGGCGTGGGAGTGCTGGCTGCAAAAAAAATTGAAATTTTTTGAGAAAAAATCGGGATTTTTGACTCTATATTGTAAGAGGGGCGTTTATGAAGGCAAAGATTTTGAAGGCAGAGGCTAAGCCTTCCCGTTGGGGCGGGGTAGCGTATCTTGTTTGTTTTAAAGGGGAAGATGGACGGTCTTATCGTTCCTGGGTGTATGAGAGGTGCAATAATTACAAGCGGTGGAAGGATGTGATAAAGGAGGCTCAGAAAGGGCAGCAAGAAGTATGGCTCAGCGGGTTGGTGTTGAGAGAGGAAGGGTTGATAGACGCTGATAGTTCATTTGATGTTCTTGTCAGGAAAGGGAGGAAAGGAGTTATGGGGATTGATAAGAAGAAGTTGTTGTGGGAGAGGTTCAGGGAAGTGTTCGGCAAGACGACAACGGTTTTGCGGAGGAAGGTGGAGAAGTTTTATTTTGGCGAGAAAGACGAGATGGTCGCAAGGGCAGTTCTTTACTACTGCGCAGTAATGGTTGAAGAGGAGAGATTGGGAAGGGTTGAAGTGAGGCTGGGAGAGATTGTCGAGGCAATGGCAAGGTTCAGGAAGACAGTTGAGGTGGGGAGGGAGAAGTATGGCGACGCGATAAAGTTGTTTGAGATGTATAATTTTGGGAAGTTCTGGTATCTTGTTAAGGAGTATGGGAAGATTGTGTGGATGGACAGATACGCTCATTTTTTGAAAGTTGTTGAGTTTATGCAGTGGTTCGATAAGAGCAGGTATCCGTGGGCAAGCTGGGACGATTTTGTTGAATACATACCGTTTATGGCAAGAGAGGCGAAGAAGATGCAGCCGGAGAAGGCGTTTAATAAAGAACCAATTAGTCTGGGTCTTTATTTTGAAGGGGTGAAGAGGGGAGTGTTTGAATTATTTTACAAGATGAGGTTTGGGTATAGGGGCGATAGAGTTAAAGATTTTTTTCTTGCTTTTGAAGAGGAATTGCGGACAATGACAGGAAAGCAGTTGATTGAGGCGTTAAGGAAGGAAGGGTTGTGGGGGAAGGAGAGAATTGTTAAGGAGATTGAGAGGAGAAGGAAAGTGGTTAGCGAAGATTTAAAGAGGAGGTAAAAAGTGAGCAGAATGATTTTGATACAGCGAGTTGAGTTTTTGGCCGGGACTTCTCTTCAAGAGGCTGTTCGAGAAGCTTATGAGTATGCTTGCAGGAACCGTTGTATTGTGCAGTTTAATTTTAATGGCGTAGAAATGTCAGTATCCTGGGTTTCAGAAGTGGAGGAAAAGATTGATTATTGGGAAAAGAAAATAAGCCAAATTGTTTGAGGGGAACAATGCGAGGCGAAGTTCTTGTTGTTGAGAGAAAGGATGGCTGGCGGGTTGTTAAAAGGAGAGTGTTTGTTGCGGGTTTTCTTGGAACTGGACAGCTGAAAGTTAAGTATTCAAAAGAGGGGCGTAGTGCGGTTGTGTGTAAAAGCGGTGGGGAAGGTTTTGTGAGGTTTATGCCTCCTTTGGTGTTTGAACGAGGAACTCTTTATAAAGTAATTGGCGAAGGAGATATAAGAATGTCTTTGCAGGAATTGTTAGAGGAACAGCGAAAAGGAGGAAGGGGGAATGTTGAAGGAAGACAAAGATAAGCGGCGGGGCGGCTCTGTTTTGTATATTAAGTTTGTGAAAACTCATGACAGGAAGATTTTTAGAGATGTTTGCCCTGATTGCGGAAGGAAGTCTTTCTTTTTGGCTTTTTTTGAGGATTGGTATGGCTGGTCGACGACTTGTTTGTGTTGCGGCAGGGAATGGCAAAACGGGGAATGGATGCCGCTTCCGTTTAGCAGGTTTGCAAGGAAAAACAACATAGAGAGTGCGAAGGCAAGATGGAGAAGGGGGCTTGATGAGAGGCCGAAACTGGTTTAGGAAAAATTTTGTTCAAGCATGGGCGGAATGTTTGTCCCGGAATTTTGAAATAGCAGGGAGAACAGCAGCCTGGCCTCAGTTTACTGCGCTTGTTTATGGCAGCAGTATAAGAGAGAAATGGTTTTGGCTAGAGAGGATTGGTTTGAAGAAGTGTGTGCGGCTTTGGTTTTTGGAGAGGCGGATATGCAGAATTTTTGGGAATTGTTAGTAATTACAGGCATACAACCTGACCATTTTCGGTCAACATTCTCTAATTTTGAGGATAGATACACTAAAGGGTTCTACAAAACTCTTATGCAGATTAAGGAGGATGTGTTGGCAGAAAAGCTGCGGAAGAACTTTGTGTTTTTGTGCGGGTCAAGCGGTTGCGGGAAGACGCACTTTTTGGTGTCTTTGTTCAGGGCGAAGGTGGCCGTAGATAAAGGTGTTATGGGCGCTGATAGGGCGTTGTATATACAGTTTCCGCTTTTGGTTCAGGAGATTATTGCGGGGTTTGATAAGGTGAAGTCAACGAGGATTGGGCTTTTGAAGTATCTTGAGGCAAAATGGCTGTTTCTTGATGATTTGAGTAAAGCAGAGAGGGTTGTTGACGAAGGGAGGATTGAGTATCAGATTTTTAAGGATACGCTTCTTGACAGGTTTGAGAACAGGCGGTATCTTTTGATGTCAAGCAATTACACTTCAATAGAGTTGAGAAGGTTGATAAAGTCAGTTTATGGAGAGTATATGTTTTCAAGGGTTGACAATAATTGTTTGTGGGTGGATTTTCCTAAAGCTGATTTTAGGAAAGGGTCAACATAGTGTTAGAAAAAATACTGGCTAAGTCAATTATAGATAATTCGTTTTGGTTTAAAGTTAAGGACGATGTTTTTGAAATAGAGAAGTCGATTGTTGAAGAACAGGTTGTTTTAAACATTTCGTCTTTTTTCAAAACCTACCAAAGGATGCCTTCCCGAAGCGAGCTTATTCTTGTATGCGAGAGAAATCTTAAATCTGAAGAGAAGAAGTTTTGGTCGGAATATAAGGAGTTTATCGGGAAAGTTTATTCGCAGGCTGGCGAGATGGGAGGTGTGGGCGAAGAGGTGCTTGTTGAGGTTTTGGCTGAGGAAAAGAAGAGGACGAAACTTAAAAGAGTTATTCAAGAGGCAGGAGTTCTGGTTGAAAAGTCAACAGGCGAGGCGTTGAAGTTTTTGGAGAAATTTATATTCAAGCAAGAGGTGTTTAAGAAGGATAGGAAGATAGTTGCGGTTGAGGATGTGGATAACAACTTTGAGGCAATGAAGTATCGAATGTCAGAGAGAGTGCCGACTTTGATTAAGAGCCTTGATGAGGCTTTATATGGAGGGTTAGGCGTTAGAGAACTTACTTGCTTTATCGCTCCGACGGGAAAAGGGAAGACAACTTTTCTGGTTAATTTGATGTATGGTTTTTTAAGCCAGGGGAAAAATTGTCTTTATCTTACGCTTGAGATGGGAATAAGGGATATTTTGAGAAGGCTTTATAGAAGGATCTTGTTTGCAAGCAAAGAGGAGTTTTCTGAAGGGAGTGATGAGGAGAGGCTTAAGAAATGGCTGAATAAGTTTTTCGGGATGAGCGGGGCGAAAGGCAAGGTAGTATATTATCCGCCGAACAGCTTAGGCGTTGAGCAGGTGATGGAAGAGATTAAGCGGATAGAGTTTGAAGATGACATTAAAATTGATGTTTTGTTGATTGACCATCTGGATTTGATGACTTCATGGACGAGGTCTATCAGGCAGAAGGAGAGTTTTTCGTTTTGGAGGCTTGTTGTTGACGAGTTAAGGCAGATTGCGCTGAAGGAAGGAATACCAGTTGTTACGGCCACGCAATCAAACAGAGGCAGTGTCAATAAGACTGTGATTACGGAGGTAGATGTTGGCGAAAGTTTTGGGAAGGTGCAGAGTTCAGATGTTGTGTTGACACTTAACCAGACGGCGGAAGAGGCTGATTTTAACAGGATAAGGGTTGTGGTGCTTAAAAACAGAGATTTTTTAAGAGGAAGGTCGGTTGAGCTTTATGTTGATTTTAACAGAATGATGATTTGCGATTTAATGTTTGCTCAGGCGAGCGGATGGCTGGTGGGAGATGAAGCAGAAGGAGTTGATTGAGTTGATAAGCACGAGGATGGCCACTGATGTAAAGCTAAAAGGAAAAGAGTATTTGTTTAAGGTGTGTTATTTTTGCGGTAACCCTAACTGGAACTTTCAGGTTAATTTTGAGAAGAACGCAGTTCACTGCTGGGCGTGTGATTGGGGAGGCAGCGTGGCTAAGTTGTGCAGGGTTTTGAAAATACCTTACGAAGGGAAAATGTCGTTGGCGGCTGGCAGCGAAAGGCAAGTAATAACTGAGGCGGGCCTTCCTGAGGGAGTGGTAGAGATTGATGAGGCGGGAGAAGATGAGAAACGGAAGATTTGGCGCTATTTAAAGGCAAGGGGAGTTAGTAGAGACGATGTGAAGAGGTTTAATATTAAATGGTGGCGGCCAAAGGGAAGGATTATTTTTGTTTTTTATGATGCCTTTGGAGAAGTTATGTTCTGGACGGCGAGGACTATCTATAAAGGCGTAAAGCCTAAGTATTTGCATGCAACGGCAACGAAGAAGGATAAACTTTTTATCTGGTGGGGAGAAGAGAGGGAAGAAATATGGATTGTAGAAGGGGTGTTTGATGGAATGCGGCTTAATAAGACAGGCAAAAGCGTTATAATGCTTTTCGGGTCAAGTTTGACAGATAATTTGATTGCTTTTTTGAGGCTGAATAGAAAGAAAGCAGTGATTTGCCTGGACTTTGATATGAGAGAGAAACAATTAAGATATGAAAGAGTTTTGAAGAGGTATCTTGGCAAAGATAAGGTTAGGTCCTTTTGGGTTGAGGGAAAAGATGTGGCTGAGGCCGGGCTTAAAGGAAGGTTTGGTTGAGGATTTGAGGTCTGGAGTTGTTTAGAAGACAAAGAAGGTAAAGGAGAAATGAAGTTGATAATTTATCCCAGCATTGTAAAAGTATTGTTTGATTCAGAGTTTGAAAGGAAGAGGCTTAAGGATAGCCTTACGGTTAGAGTGCCGGGGGCAAAATATACTCATTTATATCGAATGAAGAAGTGGGACGGGAAGAGGTGTTTTTTGAGTTTGGCGCATACTTTTGGAATAGGATTTTTGTATAGGGTGTTGAGGGAGTTCCCTGAAGCGAAGGCGGAGGATAAAAGGTTTTTTGGCGAGAGAAGGTTCTTTGTGCCGCAGTTGAGTTTACAACTGCGGGATTATCAGAAAGAGGCGCTTCTTTACGCTTTTGACAATAGGACTTGTTTGATTGAAGCGTGCACGGGTTCAGGCAAAAGCCTTATTATGGGCGGGCTTCTTAAACTTCTTGAAGGAGAAACAACGCTTATTTTTGTCCACAGGATAGAGCTTCTATGGCAGCTGAGAAAGATGTTAATGGATTATACTGGAATAAATATTGGGTATATTACGGCTGATAAGGTTGAGTTAGACCCTCTGGTGAATATTACAATGATTATGACGATAAAGAACAGGCTGGATATAGATGATGAAGTAACGGCGTTTTTTAAGAGGGCGAGAGTGCTTATTGTTGATGAGGTTCATAGAAGCCAGGCGAGGACTTTTCAGGCGGTCTTGCGCAGGTGCAAGGCAGTGTGGAGATTTGGGTTTTCAGGGACGATACAACCGGAAGATACTTATGAGGGGATGCTTGTTCGGCAGTATTTAGGCGGTGTGGTTTTTAATATTACGAATAAGGAGTTGATTGATAAGGAACTTTTGGCAAAGCCGAAGATACGGATGGTGGAGATAAGGCATTTTATCAATTATCAGAAACTGCTTGAGCAGTTGATTGATGAGGAAGGATTGGACAGGAATTTGCCGAAGTGGTCGCCGCAGATTAGAAACCTGTATAGGAAAATGTATCAAAAGGTTGTTCTTGAATATGTTGTCAGGAATGAACAGAGAAACAGGAAGATTGTGGAAATACTTGATAGAGATTACAGGGACAGAAAGGCGATTTTGATTATTGTTGATTTACTTGAGCAGGGAGAGAGGATTGAGGATTTATTGGGCGAGAAGTTTGATGAGGAAGAGTTTGCTTATATTCATGGCGAAAGCCCGTATAGGCAGGGGATGCTTTTGAAGTTTAAAGAGGGGAGTTTGAAGATACTTTTGTCTTCTTCTATTCTTGATGAAGGGATTGATATTGAAAGGATAGATACGCTTGTTTTGGCGTCTGCAAGAAAATCAAGAAGGCAGATATTGCAGAGGATAGGCAGAGGCTTAAGAAGAAAGCGTGGCGAGAATGTTGTTGATATAATTGACTTTTTTGATTTGGACGGAAAGTATCTGGAAAAGCATTCACGGGAAAGATTAAAGCTTTACAAAAAGGAAAAGTTTGATATAATAATTGAAAGTTTTGACGGTAAGGTAGTTGAACAATATAAAGAAGGTCGGATGGCGTTAGAGAAAAGAGAAAATGAAATTTAACCCCGAAGCCGAGAAAAGGTTTCGGGATTTTTATTTTATCAGAAAGAAACAAAAAGAAGGAGAAAGATGGATATAGAGAGGATCAAGAGAAGCCCTTTGTATTCAGTAGACAAAAAAATTGTAATCGGCAGAGGCAAAAAGCCTGCCGATTTTTTGTTTATAGGAGAGGCAAGCGGCAAAACAGAAAACCGGATAGGCAAGCCTTTTGTAGGAAGAAGCGGAGAGCTTCTTAACTGGTGGATACAGGAGGCCGGAATTAGCAGTTTTTATATTTCTAATGCTGTTCCTCTTATGCCTGTTGACGCTATGGGGCAGATAAGGAAGCCTACTCTGGAGGAGATAGAATATTTTAAGTTTTTTGTTGACGAGATATTTGAAGAAGTCAAGCCAAGGTTTGTGGTTGCTATTGGCGATACTGCGTGTTTATCTCTTTTTGGGAAACCTATCAGAGAATGCTTAGGGAAAGTATTAAAGGTTAAAGGCGCGAGGGCGATAGCTGTCTATCATCCTGCTTATTTTTTAAGAAGAGGGACAGAGGAAGAAGGGAAAAGAAAGTTTCTTGAGGCGTTTGAACTTTTAAAGAGCGAAACAAGCCAGGAGTATTTTCCATTGCATTTACACACTGATTTTTCAGTAGGGGATGCTGTTGCAAGCGTTAGCGAGTATGTTAAGGTTTTTACGGTTATGGGGTTTCGAGGCGGAGGAATTTGCGAGCATGGGAATTTGAGTTCAACGTGGCAGTGGCAGAAGAAACTCAGGGAAGTGGACAAGAAGCCTCTTTTTGGCGTGGAGATGTATGTATTTGATGGAGAAAGCTATGATGATTTGAGGCCGAAATCGAAGGATAAGAACGAAAGAAGGATTTACAGGCATTTGTGTTTGTATGCGAAGAATGAGGTTGGCTGGAAGAATTTGCTTAAACTTAATTGGCTGTCGGTTGTTAAAGGTTTTTATTATAAGCCGAGAGTTTTGTTAAAAGATGTTTTTGAGAACAGCAAAGGCTTGATAGCGACGAGTGCCTGCACGAGTGGATTTTTGATTTATTATCTTATGAGAAATCAGGTAGAGGAAGCGTTTAGATACGCGGAGATGTTTAAGAAAGTATTTGGTTCTGATTTTTATATTGAAATTATGCCTCATTATGAAATTAAAGAGTATTGTGCGGTTGTTCCTGCGTTGATTAAGATGGCGGATAGTTTGGATGTAAAAATGGTAGTTAGTTTAGACGCTCATTATGTTCATAAGGATGAGAAGGATTTGCATAGATGTTTGCTGGCGATTGACAGGAAGAAGAAGTTTAAGGATGAGCCTGGCTATACAGGGAATACATATTTTTTGATGAGCAGCGAGGAGTTAAGGGAAAATTTGAATAAAGTATGCAGCGAGCTTAATGTTGATGAATTATTTCGGAATAGTTTTGAAATAGCAGATAAGTGCAATCTGGTTCTTAAACCATTTGAACCGGAAGAAATTTTGCCTTCATTTGGAGGAGAGAAAAAACTTATTGAGATTTTTAATGACAGGTTTGAGAGGATGGAGATAAGGAAAGGCAAAGAGTATGTTAAGAGAGCAAAGATTGAGATTGACAGAATTTGCCGGAAAAAATTTGCGGATTATTTTTTGCTTGTAGATAGGATACTTGATGAGGCAAGAAAGATGGATATAAGGATTGGCGTAGGAAGAGGGTCAGTAGGAGGTAGTTTGGTGGGATATGTTATGGGGTTTCATATTGCTGACCCTATTAAATATGATTTGATTTTTGACAGGTTTATTTCAGAGGCAAGAAAAGACCTTCCTGATATAGATTTGGATTTTCAGGATACCAAAAGAGAACAATTGATTGCAAGGCTGGTTGAGATATTTGGCAATGAGAATGTCTGCAAGATAGTTACCTTTTCGCAGTTGCTGGGGAGAAGTGCGGTCAGGGATGTAGGAAGGATACTTGATGTTGACAGAAAGGAATATGAGCAGCTGGCTTCAAAGATTTACAGGGATATGAATCTTGAGTGGGAGTTTAGAGATGGGAGGCTTAAATTTTATATAAGAAGTTTCCCTAAGAAATTGGTTAGTTTTGTTTTAGGATGTCAGGGGATAAAGAGGCATAGGGGTGAGCATGCTGCTGGTGTTGTGTTGACGAAGAAACCTTTGTTTGAATATATACCGGTTTTAAGGGTAAGAAATAATATTGTGAGTGCGTGGGATAAGGATGATTTAGCGGAGATGGGTTTGATTAAGATTGATATATTGGGGTTGAAGGTTCTGGATATTATAGATAAGGTTGTGAAAATGACAGGGGCGAAACTGCCTAAGGATTTTAATGATAAGAATGTTTATGAAAATATTATAAAGCAGGGGAACACTTATGGCGTGTTTATGCTTGAAACGGAAGGAATGAGAAATTTTGTTAAAAACCTTAAACCTGATAATTTTTTTGAATTGATAGATGCTAATGCCTTATTCAGGCCGGGTCCGTTGAGAAGCGGATTGGCAGATAAGTATGTGGCAAGGAAGTTTGGCAAAGAAAGGATACGGTATTTTTGCGATGCAATGAAAAAACTGACTGAGGCAACAAGGGGGATAATAATTTATCAGGAAACAGTTATGAGAATAATGCATGATATTGGAGGGTTTAGCTGGGAAGAGGCGGAGAAGGTTAGAAAAGTGGTGGCCAAAAGTAAAGGCGAACAGGAAATAGAGAAATTAAGAGGCAAGTTTATTAAAGGCGCACTTGAAAGAGGAATTGACAAGATACAGGCAGATAAAGTTTTTGATGATTTAAAGAGGTTTGGAGCATACGGCTTTAATAGGTCGCATAGCTGTTTGTATGCCATATTGGCTTATTATATGGCGTGGCTTAAGTATTATTATCCGCTTGAGTTTTATAAAGTTATTCTGGATAGAGAAACAGATGTAACGATGAAGGAAAAATACCTTGCGGAAGCAGTTAAGCTTGGAGTTAAGGTTGTTCGGCCGCATATAAACAAGTCAAAAGAAGGTTGGACGCTTGACAAGGAAAAGAAAGAGCTTATTGCGGGGTTTTCAAGTATAAAAGGATTGGGCGAAAAGTATGTTGCAAAACTTGTTGAAGGACAGCCTTATAAGAGCATTGATGATGTGGTTAAGGTGGTTAATAAGGCGGTTGTGCGTTGTTTGATTAAGGCAGGGGCAATTGATGAATTTATTCCTTCAAGGAAGTGGGCTCTTGAAAACATAGACAGTTTAATGAAGGGGCTGACTATGTTTGAGATGTCTAATGAGAAAGAGAAAGAGTTTTTTGATGCAGAGAAGAGGCGGATTGAAAGGGAAATTCTTGAAGGTTTTGGATTAGTTTTGAAGTGAGGTGGTGTGGATGAAAAAATTGGTGGATAGGCTGAGGGAAGAGCTTAAGAAAAATCTGGCAGAAATAAAGAAGTTGAAGGAGGAAAGGAAGATTTATTTAACTGCTTGCCAGGAGGATAACGGAGCGTTAAAATCTTTGGCTTTAAAGTTAGAAGAAAATAAAAAACAAAGAAAAAAGCTGGAAGCTGAAGCAAAGGAAATTAAGAAGAGTATAGAGGATTTAAAGAAGGAGAGGAATAATATAATTAAGTTTTTTTCGGAGAGGATAAGGGAGCTTACAAAGAAGAGCAAGGAGCTTAATGATAGAATAGCAGAGGTAACCGGAAGAGAGTTGGCCAGGGAGCAGAAGAAAGGAGGAAAAAGAGATGGCGGAAAATGAATTTGATATGCGTGTTTCAATCGAAGTAAAGGATTATAAGTGGTCAGGCAACTTGAAGGATTTGGCAAGGATTGAGGTGGTTAATCTTAACAGGGAGCTTCAAGATCAGCCTAATTTGGTTGCTTGGTTTGGGGTTGTCCTGGCAGAGGCAGTAAGCATACAGAAGGAAGTTGAGTGGGAGCTTGATAAAGCGTTTGCGCGGTTGCATTTGGCGGAGAAAGCAAAAGGACAGAAAGGGGTAACTGAAACAGAGATACGCTCAAGAATTCATAGCGACCCTGAGTATCAGCAGAAGGTTGAGGATTTGATGAAGATTACTAAGCAGGTTGATATTTTGAAAAAGATTATGGTTGCGCTTGACCACAAGAGAGATATGCTTGTTCAGTTAAGCGCAAATACAAGAAAAGAGTATGGAGGATAGTAATAAGCAGAGGTTAGTAAGATAGTGTGGGTTTGTTTTTAAAAGAAAGGAGGAGGAGATGCCTTTAGATGTCAAAAAATTTAGGGAACAGCAGGAAAGCAGGAATGAAAGAAAGAATTATATTAAGTTAAAGCCGGGTGAAAACTACATACGGTTTTTGCCTCATACATTGAAGTATTTTACGGAAGAGGTTACAGAGGTAGCATATTCTTATTATATTCATTTCAATGTTGGCCCCGAAGGAGCTGAGCAGGCAGTGGTTTGCCCGAAAACAAAGGATATTAAGGCAAGGTGTCCAGTTTGCGAGGCAGTAGCAGTAATGTCAAAGTCAGAGGATTTGCATGAGCAGGCTAAGGCAGAAAAGATGGGCAGAAGAAAGAGGTATCTGTTTAATATTTTGTGTTTGGACAGCGAGGAGGAAGTTAAGAAAGGGATACAGATACTTGAGTGCGGCCCTCAAATTTATCATGGGTTTATTCAGTGGATCAATGAAAAGTGGGGAGATCCTTTAGATTTGACGAATGGCAGGAATATGACTATTCATATGATTGTTCCGCCCTCAGGGAATAAGTTCAGGACAGAGTATCGGGTAGAACCTGATCCGAAAACCTCGAGTGTTGTAAACTATTTGCCTAAAGATTGGAAAGAGCAGATTAAAAGGCTGGAAGAGCAGGTGCCACCAGTTCTGCCTTATGCAGAGATTAAGAAGATTTTAGAAGGAGAGATTGACGAGCCAGTTGTTGAAGAAGAGGCAAGTAACGATGTTCAACAGGAAGTTGTTAGTGGTGATGTTCAAGTAGGGCCTTCTGCTAAGATTTTGAATGAGGCTTCTCCTTCAGCTGGATCCGGTCCAACGGAGAAGAAAAAACCTGATTGCTTTGGGGTTCTTTTTTCTGCAAGGGTAGGTTCAAAGTGTGAGAATTGCCCTTGGAGGGATGAGTGTAAAGTAGAATTTTTAGGGGGATAAGGTTTGCTGTGATGCTACGTAAGGCCAGGCCAAGCGTAGTGAAGCTTTGTTGCGTTTAGTTATGTAAAGTAAAGAAAGTTATAGGAGGTGCGTTGTGGTTAAGATTGGAATGTTTAATATGGACGGAGTGTTGCTTCGGGAGAAGGAAATCACAAAGGAAGAGTTTGCGCAGATGATTGAGGAGAATGGAAGGTATTGGTTTAGCGAAGAGAGCAAGGATGCTGGTCAGGTTTATTGGAAGGTTTTAGAGAGGGAGGTGAAAGAGTGAAAAGATTAACTGAAGGGAAAACTAAAAGCAGTAGAAAGGAATTGAAGCCATCTAAAGCGCCAATAAAACCACCTGATGAGGCAAAGAAGTTTAAAAGATTATCAGCTTTTAGCGAAGATTAGGTTTATTGAAGAGGGGGTGTGAGATGGGGTTTTTGAAGTTAACCCCTGTGTGGGGCAAGCATAGATATAAGTATATTTTGGACAAGGTTCTTTTGAAAGTGTTGGGCAGCAACTACGCTAAGGTTAAAGGGTATTATGTCGCTGGCGGGGCAGTAAGAAGCGCTTTTGCTGGCGAAAAGATAAAGGATTTAGATATTTACTTTCTTTCAACATCGGACTGGGAGAAGAGGAAAGAGTTTGCTAATTTCAAGAATATGAAGTTTCTTTTCGGGACAGAGTTTGCTGAGACTTACGAGACCGAAGGGGTTCCTGTTCAGTTTATTAAGAGGTTTTACGGCGAGCCAGAAAGAGTGATGAGCGAGTTTGATTTTACTATTTCAATGGCTGCTTATTTGCCGGAAAGAGAGGAATTTTGCCTGGGGGAAGATTTTTTGCATCATTTGTGTGAGAGAAGGTTAGTGTTTAACGAAAATACAAGGTTTCCTGTTTCAAGCCTTTGGCGGGTGAAGAAGTTTTTGAAGAGAGGGTATAAAATTGGTGCCAGGGATATAATTGTTTTGGCATTGGCGGTTCACAATCTTAAAATTGAAACTTTTCGGGATTTAAAAGAGCAGCTTGACGGGATTGACACCTGGCTTTTGAAAGATATTACTGACAAGATGATTGAGGATAAAGGAGAGGCTGAGTATGATTTGGTTGAGTTTATAGCGTATATTGACGAAAAAATAGCAGATTTGTGGGGTAGAGTAGAAGAGGAGGATTAAGATGGCCGGCATTAAAGAATTGCTGGAAGATGTTTTAAAGGAAGCGGAAGGAGTATCACTTGGTATTGACAAAAATATTAACGATTATCTTGATACGGGCAATCTGGCTTTGAATAAGATAATAAGCGATGATTATTTTAAAGGTTATCCTTTAGGCAGGATTGTGGAGCTTTACGGAGACCCCTCAACCGGGAAGTCAATGTTGATTTATCAAGCAATGGCTAATTGGCAAAAGAAGTATGAGGAGAAGGCTGTTTGTATATTGGATGATACCGAGGATGTGTTTACAGAGTTTGTGGCAAGAATAGTTGGGCTTGATGGCTCGAAGGTTTTAGTGGTGAGTTCGGAAACTGTTGAAGACCATTTTGAAACAGTGTTTTTGGGGGCTAAGAAGAAGCAAAGCCTTGTTGATAGGATTTTGTCAAGGAATAAAGATTTTAAGATTATCGTGGCGCTGGACAGCGTGGCGCATTTGTCGACCAGGCATGAGAAAGAAGTCGGGTTAGATAAGAGCGATTTGAGTAAGGCTAAGCAGATTAGGGCAGGTTTAAGGCTGGCGCAGAAGACAGTTAGCTCTAATAACATTTTATATTTGATTTCAAACCATGTGTATGCTCCGTTGTCTGCGATACGACCGACAAAGACTACTCCTGGCGGTAAGGCTATACCCTTTTTGAGTTCTGTGAGGATTGAACTGGAATTGAAACAAAAGATAGGAACACAAGGAGTTGTTAGTAAAGCTTTTGTCAAAAAGAACAAGGTTGCCCAGCCATTCAGGAGTTGTGAGTTATATATAGATTTTAAGACTGGCTTAGATAGAGTGTCAGGGGTAGAGAGTTATCTGGTTGAAGATGGGTTGCTTAAAGACAGGGCAAGTTGGTGGGAGCTTCCTGATGGCAAGAAAATTCGTAAAGGAGAGTTAGATGAAGATGTAGTAATGAGTTTATTTAAGAAGAGCGAAAAAAAGAATGGCAAGTGATTGAACTTGTGCTATAATAAATTGGAGCAAGTGTGATTGTTGTTGACAAGGAATTAACTCCGTTATTGTATTCAATTAAAAATAAAGTGGTGAAGATAGCACGACAATTTTATTATCCGCCTGAAGACGCCTTACAAGAATTGGCCATTATTGAATGGTTTAAAAAGCCAGAAACAAAATCCTATCTTATTTCTTCTTTATACAATTTGATTTTTAAGCAGAAAAATTGGGTTCAGTTAGATGAGAATAATCTGTTGATTGTAGATATGCAACAATTGTTTGCCAAATTGTATGTGCAGGAATTGATGGAGATTTTATGCTATTTGGATAAGGAGTGCTTCAGGATAGTAAAAGTTTTTGTAGAAGAGCATTGTTCGAATTGGATGGAAGTTTACCGGTTGGTTGGGCGGAATAGAAGTATTGCAGGATTTTACAGGAAAGTAGAAATGGTGAAGAGGGTTGCGTTGTCTTTAAGGGGTTGAAGATGAATGATTTTGAATTTAATTTGCCTTTACAGGCTTATAGATTGCGAGATGGTATTTCTGTTATAAATTATATGCCGAGGAAGGCGAATTGCGAAGAAATAGATTTGGAAGAGTTTAATGAAGATGGTCTTAAAGAAAAGGATGTTTTTTATAAGGCGGCTTTTTATTTGTTGAATTTAGCTTTGTTGTTTATTGAGTTTGCCGACGGCGAGAGGGAAGCTGTTTATTATCATGATGAAGATGTAGAGAAACATTTTGGGAAGAAAGATTATAAAAAGATTGTATTTCTTCTTAAAAAGACTTTCTTAAAAAAGAAGTAGGGGGGATTTATGGAAGGAACATTAAAGCTTGAAATTATTATCAGGAAGAATGAACAGAAGAAGGAAGCTGTTAATCTGGTGAAGAATATGCTTCGGGATTATATGATTTATGAAACTGATGACAAGATTGCTTTTAATTTTGGCAATAATTGGGAAGGGACAAAAGATGGCACTTTTCAGGAGATTTGGAAGATGTTTAATAGGGATATGTATATTTCTTTGGCTTATTATACGATAGATGATGATGTTTATGTTACGGATTTTGAAGGCAATCCTGTTGAGCATTATGAGGTTGTTATTGATGACAGAAGGATGATTAAGTATTTGAAAAGAAAGATGAGGATTATAAAACTTTTTGATAAGGAAAAGGAGATTTTTGAAGCGAAGGCTTATCTTTTAGACCTTAAAAATACAACTGGAGTTATAGTTAAGGTTCTTGATGTGTTTAGCGTTGGGGTTGAAAGCGGCTTGAGGTTGTGTGATTTTATCAAAAATTAAAGGAGAATTGAGATGAAAGTTTTGTTATTTAGTGATTTTCATTTTCATACGTGGTCAAAGTGGGGTGTGAACAGCGACGGTAAGTGGAAGAGGTTTGTTGAGCAGGAAGAAGCGTTAGAGCAGATAGAAAATATTATTCAAACAGAGAGAATTGAAAAAGTTATTTTTGGGGGAGATTGGTTTCATAAATACGGAGAAATACCTGTTGAGTGTGTTAATAGGAGTTTAAGGTTTTTTGAGAAGTTGAAAAAATGGGGCGTTAAGTTTTATTTGACTTCGGGCGAACATGATGTGGCAAGAAAGGAAAGTCCGGATTGGGTGCATATAGCTTTATACGATTTGAAGGGCGGCATAGAAACAGGAATAAAGCTTGTTAATGTTTATGATGATATTGATGTAGAGAAAATAAAAGATTATGAGTTTGTTGTTTTACATAAAACTCCTTTAATGAAACCTTGGGCGGAATGGATTAAGGATTGCGTAGATTGGGGGAAACTGGCAAAGCAGAATAAGTGGGTATTTTTTGGGCATATCCATTTCCCGGCGAGGTTAGCGAGAAATTGTGTGGTAATGGGTTCGGTTATGGACCTTAATTTTGATGGTAATACGGCTGAGAAAGGAGTTTATGTTGTAGAAAAGTATGATATTAAGTTTGTTCCTATTAAAGCGCCTAAATTTAGGATTGTTAAGAAGGCTTCGGAGATAAAAGATGATTACAATTATTACAAAATTGTTGAAGCGGTAGATAGCAGCGAAGTTTTAAGTTCTAAAGTTGTCGCTGCGAGGAAGCAGGGAGAAGTTTATGAGGAGAAGCTTAAAGGCGGGAGTTTAGAAGATATTGCAAAAGAGTGGCTTGATATAAGTGGCATTGATGATAAAGAAAAGTATTTTCGGGCAATAAAAGATGAGTTAGTTGAAGGTAGAAGAGTGAAAGTTTATTCTGGCAGGCTGACGAAAGTGGAGATAAGAGATTTTATGAGTTTTGCCAATGTGCAATTTTCCCTTCAGAAAGGGGTTAATTTTATTTATGGCTGGGATGAGCGCGGAGAAAGCAACGGTGTTGGCAAAAGCAGTTTGATGGAAGCTGTTTATTGGTGTTTGTTTGGCAGGACGACTAAGTGGCTTACAGGGAAAGATGTTGTAAGAGATGGGCAGAAAGAGGCGTGTGTGAGGTTAAAGTTTGACGACGGGATTGAGATAGAAAGGACGACTTCTAAAGGAGTGAGTGTTTATTCTTTAAATTTGGTTTATAAGGAACTTACGGAAGGCCTGAGAAAGCCTGATAGGGATAAGTATGTTGAGACTTATTTGGGGATAGATAATATGTTTTTTTTGGCGAGTTGTTATTTTGCTCAGGAAAATTTGGTTATGCTGACCACGATGGGAGCAGCGCCAAGGACGGCTTTAGTGGCTGATTTGTTAGGGTTTCAGAGGTTTGATGATTTATATACTTTATGTTTGCAGAAGAAGGGAGAATGGGAAAAGAGGCATGCTGAAGTAAGGGATAATATTATTTCACAGGAGACAGTTATAAAGACAAAGAAAGAGGCGCTTGAAGAGTGGGATGGGCTTATTGAGGATTCGGATAGGAAAATTAAGGAGTTAGGGGAACATGCAGAGAAAGTTAAATTTGAAATAAGCAAACTTAACCAAGAGTTAGGGGAATTGAGGTTGGTGGAAATAGATTTAAGCGGCTTTGAGAAATCGTTAGTTGAGCTAAGAGAAATGATTGAAGGCGTCTCTGGCAAAGAGGAGCAGCTTTTAAACGAGAAATTGCAGCTTTCCCGGAAAGCGGAGGAGTTGAAATCGCAGATGAGGGTCCTGGACACGGAGATTGTTTATCGGGATAAAGAGCGAGAAAAACTGAAGAAAGAGATAGAGAGTTTGAAAAATTTGAATTTTGGGGAGAGGTGCGATAAGTGCGGGGCGGTAATAAGCGAGGACAATGTTAAGGCATTTGTTAAAGAGAAGCAGGAAAGGATTAAGGAAATTGAAGGGCAGATTGGCGAGTTTGTTGAGAAAAAGAAAGAGGTTGTTAAAGAATTTGATGAAGCAAATAGTGAGTTGAGAAAAAACGGGGAAAGACAGGCAAAACTTAAAGAAAAGAAGAAGTTTTTGCAGGAAGAGGAAAAAACGACAAAATTGAAGTTAGAAGAAGAA